ATCTAAATAAACAATCATGAACAATCAAATCCAACGCATCGCTCCGAACGATGCTATGCTGCTGGCCGAGCAGTTCTTTCGGTCTGGACTTTTTCAAGACATCAAATCCGCCGCCCAGGCTATGGTCAAAATCATGGCCGGAAACGAGCTGGGCCTGCCACCGCTGGCATCCATTAGCGGCATCCACATCATCGCAGGTAAGCCGGTCATCGGCGCTGGCCTTATCGCCTCGGCGGTCAAATCATCCGGCAAGTACAATTACCGGGTAGTGGAGAATACCGACAAGCACTGCTCCATCGACTTCTACGAGGGCAGCGAAAAGATTGGTAATTCATCTTTCAGCTACGAAGATGCCAAGAAAGCCGGAACCAAGAACCTCGACAAGTTTCCCAAGAACATGCTTTTCGCCCGGGCAATCAGTAACGGCGTTAAGTGGTTCACTCCGGATGTGTTCGCTGGCCCGGTCTATGTTCCCGAGGAGATGCAGCAGGTGACCGAAGATATCGGACATCTGGAAGTAAAGCCCGAGCCGGAGCAAGCCAAGCAGCTGCCTGATATCCCCGAGGAAGTATTCAACAAGGCGCTCAAAGCAATCGAGGACGGAGAGCAGGATATCATTAAGCGCGTATTGGCACGCTATACGTTAGCCACGCATCTTCTCAATCGGCTTTACGATGCTGAAGCAAACTATCAAGAATTGGCCCGCTAACACCTATCCTTGACCAACCACGCACCCGGCTCCGGTCGGGTGCTTATTTAAGATATGAGCTACCTATTAACTCCCGGCATAGACAAGAAAGCCAGAACGCCAGAAAATATACTCGCCGAAGCGGCAGAGTTCTTTCAGGTAAATGTAAAATACATTCTAAAGAAAGAGCGCAGCCGTGATCGCGTGATTATCCGCTACCATATCTTCAACGCTATGCGCGATAAGTACCGTTGGCAATTAGTAAAAATCGGTAAAGTATTTAACCAGGATCATACTACCGTAGTACACGGAATCAAAACCCTGCGAAATCTCATGAAGGTTTATCCCGAAATCCATGAAGACTACGAATCATTATCTAACCACTTAAATAAGACAATAAGATGATATACATCACCGCCACCGTAGTTATCATAGTAGTTACATTTATTTGCTGGCTTATTGATATGGAGGAACGCGATGAGGAACTTAAAGGCCTGCTGACAAAAAAAGACCTGCGCGATATTGCCAAAATTCACTACAAGAAAAATCGAAAGAAATGACTTCCATCCTCCAAAGAATCAAAAACTCCGAGAAAGCCTTCTACACCAAAGGCGAAATCATACATCTGCTGGAGTCTGCCATAGAGAAGAAACCGCTACAGGTTGAGTCCAACGGCGTGTTGGTAGATTTAAAAACCTATACGGTTCAGTCCTCTGGCAGGCATATCCAGCTACCGCGAAGGATTATCGACCTGACTTACTTCCTTATGATTAACAGGGGCCGTATAGTGAACCGGGACGAAATCCTTAACCATGTATGGGGGACCGATGTAGTAGTAGGCGAGCGCACTATAGACGTGCATATCGCCTCCATCCGCAAGGCCCTTGCGAAGGACTGTATCAAGACCGTCAAGGGTGTAGGATATCAATGGAATTAATTAACAACATAAACCAAAAACAATGAACACACTCTCACCGATTACAAGTAACCCGCGCTATGAAGCGCCGAACTACGGCGCCGAGCTTATGGCGCAGATTCCGGACCTGTACGCTAAGACATTCCGGATTTCATCATCTGAAGTCGTGCCCGATGGCATAATGATTATCGGCGCTGGTAATGATTTAGTCCGGGGCAATACTATTTCCTTCCGGGCCAACAGTAAGACAATTGTCGCTTTCCATTATGATGAGGAAAATCCGATATGGATTAAAGGGATGGAAATCTGCGAAGTCGGGAAATTCACAATCTACATGGATATCCGCACCAGCGGTTCCGTTCCCATCTTAACCTGCGTGATATGGTAGGCACTCGAATCCCGGAAACCGAAATCCGCCGCATGATATATTACCTGTCTCAGGGATATACCACGAAGGAGGTGGCCGACAAGATGGGCCTGACAATCAAGTGCGCGCGCTATCGCATCATCCGGCTCCGGCAGCGGCTTAAGGCTCGCAATACCGTGCATCTGGTTTGCATGTATTTGTTTACCGGAGATACTGATAAGTGCGAGTAAGCGCACTATTTATTGGAAGATTCTATTTTGGGCCGGGCATGCGCTGAAAAAGTGCTGTTTATGGCCTGTTTGAGGATAACAATAATTAGAATGACACACGGCAGTTTATTTTCCGGTATCGGAGGTTTTGACCTTGCCGCCGAATGGATGGGATGGCAAAACGTATTTCATTGTGAATGGAATGATTTCGGACAAAAAGTTTTGAAACATTATTGGCCAAAAGCAATTTCATACCATGACATCACCAAAACAAATTTCACTATTCACCGAGGAACAATTGACATCGTCACCGGAGGATTCCCATGCCAACCCTACTCAATGGCAGGAAAGCGAAAAGGCAAAGAAGACGAACGCCATTTATGGCCAAATATGCTGCGAACAATTAGTGAAATTCAGCCACGTTGGGTCGTGGGCGAAAATGTTTTCGGCCTTGTTAATTGGTCAGGAGGGCTGGTTTTCCACGAGGTGCAAGCTGACCTGGAAGCTGCGGGGTACGAAGTATTCCCGTATGTATTGCCAGCTGCGGCCGTTAACGCTCCCCACCGAAGGGACAGGGTGTGGTTTGTTGCCTACGCCAAAAACTATGGATGCAAGCAACGAGGGGAGGGAATTAACGGATGGCAAGAACATAAGTCATGTGACTGGGATAAGGTACGGAATATCACTACCACAAATTGCGAAAAATCAAATGCTCCCCACCCCAACGGCAATGGATTCAACCGAAGCGACCGCGAACATGAAGTCAACGCAGGTGAAGGAGGGGTCAATGCATTCGGTGACATTGAGCAGGTGGGCGAATTCAATGATGCCAACGGCAACGGATTGGAAAGGAGCATATCCTCCAACGTCAATAAACAACAACCCAGCAAGAAAAAACATGATGAGAAATGCATACCAATATACAAACGAACCATATCATTCGACAACTTCCCAACTCAATCCCCCATTTGTACTGGAGATGATGGGATTTCCGCCCGACTGGACGGCATTACCTTTTCTAAATGGCGAAACGAATCAATCAAAGCAGCCGGAAACGCCATAGTGCCACAAGTGGCATTGCAAATATTCAAAGCCATAGAGCAATATGAAAAGCAAAACCCCGCCTGAACAAGCGGGGTTTCTCTTATCCGAAAACGTATTAACAACCCTTGCCGATGGGCAAGATCTTAGGCATCAGCCACGAGGTCATCGGTAGACTTCAGCGTGTCGTTCAAGGCAGACAGAGCGGCTTGAACTTCCGGTGATACCTGACCCTGCGCAGCGATGGCAGCAGCCAGCTCGTCGAGTTTTACAACAAGCTCGGCCTTGTTCTTTTCAGCCTGAGCGGTGGCAGCTTCCAGAGCGGCCTTGAGTTCTTCCTGATTCATGATTATTGTTTTTAAGAGTGAGGAAATACAATCGTTATTTGTATGGTTGTGGATGTGGATGTCCATTGCTTTACGTTTAAACAGGTTTGAAATACAATTCCATTTCATCCTTCCTGCGTTTTACGAGCCCCGGCAGCATCTTACCGCCGCCGTGAACCCATCGCCCGAACTGTACCGCTATGTCCCGGTCGTTCGGGTTCTTACAAATCAGGCGCAAGATAGTCGATTTCCTGAATGCCGTGATTCCGATATTATACACAAGCGATACAATCGCATCGAATTGGTTTTGATTGAGGCCCAAGTCAAGCCGCCGGATATGGTTTGCGAAATGCTCAACCTCGTAAACCAGCAGTTCCTCCGCTCTTGCTTTGCTGATTACATCGCCCATCTGTACTTTCTTACCATTGTCGTACATGGTCGAGCCCCAGCCAATGGTGGGAACCCGCGCCGGGCATAGGTAGGCGATTCCGGAATATCCTTCGTATTTTTTTATGAGATCGTAGCATTGCTGAGATGGCTTCATTTTTTCGATTTTTCGTATTCGTGTAAAAGTACGGCAAAGCGGTCGACAAAATCTTCGTCGTACTTAAGTACATCCTTGCCCATCGCGTCGAGGATCATGTGTATCAGCTCATGGTAGTATACCTTTTCCTTTTCATTTTTGGACAATTTTTGTCCATTTAATCGGTCGCAGAGGGTGATAATCTTATCGGTAAAATCCGCCTCACCCAGCAAGTTCTCCGATGCGCAGTATTCATTATCGATAATAACCTCGATGGTCTTACCGTTGAGCTTGAACTTTTCCGGTATGAGGATGCTTCCGTTCATAGGATTTTTCCTTCATAGATACGGTAGTTTTTGACAGAAAATGTCTTGTCAGATTTTGTCAAGACATGCGCAAATCCGTGGCAGGATTTCCCACCGAATGGCTGGTACTCAGGCGATAGCGTACACATGCTGCCTACAGTAAAGCAGGTATTTATCTTGTTGTCCACATCCGGTTCGGTGTGGCTGGATTCGACATGGACATGGCCGCAAAGCATCGAACTTTTGGTCTTCATGTAAAGCATCCGGGCAGCGTTGGCATAGCCGCCTCCGCCCCGGAATGTGATATGCCCATGATGGATGTTTAGCTTACCTGCCTTTACCAGATACTGCTGGGGAATCCACCTTATCCCGAGGTCATTCAGCTGGAGGCGTTCGGTGAGTTCGAAGTAGGTATCGTGGAAAAGCATCGGGGCCCTTTCCATGAGGTAGCGCTTGTACCAAAAATCATGGTTTCCTTCAATCCAATATATCTCAGTAAAATGCTGGGTAAAATATTGCAGCAGTTCCCGGGCCATATCGAACCAGCGTGGGACATCCTTCGGGTTGATAGGGTCGGATAGCCACCGCGTGAACGGCGTATTGTCGAGCAGGTCCCCGCCGATTATGAGCTGTTTAATGCCGTTATCAGTGGCATATTTGACCATCGCCTCGATGGGTTCTACCCGGTGATTCGGTACGTGGAAATCGGAAGCGAATATGAAGTTATTGAATGCCAGCGGCAGGGCGTATGGCTTGAGGTCTTCGCTATCGGGTTCGGGTATTTTGTAGGGTGAAACAGCGCGGGCAGGTACGCCGAACTCCTTTAGCTCTTTTGCCTTGTTTGCGCCTGTTTTTCCCTCGATGAATCTAAGATAATACCTGGCGTCTTCCACATCCCGGAACCGGCTCGGCTCGGCTTCGTACATGATTTTGGCGAGCTTCGAGGTGGGCATTTCCTTGCCATGCTGTCTGCGGTATTTTCGGGCGATTTCGGATTTACCGTTATTGTTATTTTTCATTTTCGGAAGACGCGTGCTAAGATGAAATAAGCGATAAATATGATGTACGGCCAGATCAGCCATCTGCGCCATGATTTCAGCTTATTTATCTGCTTGTCCCGCTTGTCTATATCCTCAATTAACGCATTTTTTTGTAAAGTGGATTCTTCCAGCAATAGCTGACATTGCCATACCTCGGCGGAATCCTTAATACTTTTAGTTATGGTAACGGTCTTGCCGGGTAGCGTTATTTTCTTTTCTATGGTCTTAAATAAAATAACGGTATCGCTGTTTTCGATTGTGTCTATTTTGGTATCTATTATCTCGATGATAGTATCACGCATGATAGATTCATATTCCACCACAGTATCCACCCGCCCGGTAACGCATGGGAATTCCTTACGGAACCGCTCGCCTACAACCTGAGGATGCTCGCGCAGAGCCTTGTCGGCTTGCTTTACGGCTTTCTTTTGCGTGTAGCACCCTGCAAGCAGCAGGAGAAATGCGAGATATTTCATGCAAGTCCGTTGTAAATTATGAGTAAAAATAAAGCAATTAATGACATAATCCAGCCACCGTTCTGCCCGGCAATCCTGCGCAATAACATATCCGTATAAGCTGTATGGCCCACATACCATACCGGCTCATTACAGGCGATGTTTCGGATAGGATTAAATAATATGGCCCTGATTATCGGGGCAACGATTAAAATACGCCACCAATCAACTTCCAAAAGAAGCGGAACCGCCGCGATAACGTACAACGCGCCTGCGGTGAAATGCCACCAGAACAGGCGCTTTTTAATCAATTCTGCACTTCCGGATGTGCTATTTCTCAGCAGCTCCGTGACTCCATCGCGCCATGCGGCCACAATGGTAAACAAAGCGAGGTAAAGTTGCCACATTACTCTTCCGATTTTATTGTAGTAGTTTTACTAATTGCAGCGATGGCAAGGCCGGCTACAATGATATTCTTGCAGGCAATCTCCACCCACGGCAATACATTGAAATCGAATCCGGGCACAATCTGGCTGCCAAAAGTATCAGCAGATAAAACGGCAGCTGCTCCAGCAGATAAGCCAAGCGAAACCCGGATAGCAGATTTAAAGAAAGCGGGCTCGGGCAATTTGATTCGGTCGAAAATGTTCATAGTTTAATTATTGAAAGCGTGAAATATTAATGATAGTCAGGGCAAAAGTAGCGGCATAGAAAAGCCATACAATGCCCCGCGCGTCACCTTCATAGGATTGCTGAAATTTGTTAAACCAAAAATGCTGCACGATAACGGCAACCCCGATCGCGGATTGCCATGCGTACCAAGTCCAGTCTACGATTACCGGCGCATCGGTCCTATCCATCGTGCCGAAAGCCGGGAAGATGAACATGACGCCGAGTATGAACGGCAGCTGGGCGAGGATTCCGTAGTTGTGTTTCATTTCATTAATTTATCAATGATGTAGGCAAGTAGGATATACCCGCAGATGCAGCCGAAAAATGCCAGCACTATCATAGTGTTAATCCCCACCCTTGCCTATTAATATGTTTAGCTTTTCGGATATCCTATCCAATTTTTCGTTCGTTTTTTGTATGCTCTGCTCCAAACTTTCGTACTTTTTTTCGGCATTGCGCTGGTTCAATTCCAAAGCACTCAGCCTGACGTTAGTAGTCATCCAGAACGAGCCTATGCATCCTGCAACCGCAACCCCTGCGGTAATCATCTCGCCGAGTGTAACGGCGCGTTTTACATCAATTCCCATTGATAATCCTTGTATTGGTTAGAATAGTTGATTGCGCCGGTACCACCACCGGATTGCTCAGGCTCACTATCGCTGTGCTTACGCATCCGTTATTATCAGTAACCGTAAAAGTATGGACGCCGGCGGTGCGACTGAATGTACCTGTACCCGTATAGGGCGCTGTTCCGCCGCTCGCGGAAATAACCACATTTGTACTGCCTCCCGGTGTTGTTATGCTTCCGGCGGTAGCGGTCACATTCAAAGCCGTAGGCTGCGTGATGGTAATCGTAGCGCTTCCGGTGTTTGCTACGGCATCGGTAACGGTAAATGTATGGCTACCAGCTGTGCGGGTGAAAGTGCCGGTCCCGGTATATGGTGCAGTTCCTCCAGATGCAGCCACAGTCACCGTGCTGCTGCCTCCATTACAAGCGATGGCAGTCGGTGTAGCGGTAACTGTGAGCGTGACCGGAGTAGTAGCCGGACCGTTATCGAAAAAGATGTTACCGTAGTAGGCAGGAATGGTTGCGCTATTGTTATACGTATTTCCCCGGAAATCCCTCTTTTGCCTGCCTGTGAATGTGTATGTGGTAGGCGATGCGGTGGCATTATATTGGAACTCAGGCGTAGTGGCGGGGAAAGATACGGAGTTCAAATCCTTGCCGCTAAATGCCTGCCATGCCGCGAGCTTAACCGGGAAGGCGCCATCGGCTGAATAGCTTGTCCAATGGAAAGGCGATTGAGCGAAATCGGAAACATAGTTATTATTCATCGTGCCGATATTTTGAATATCAGCTTGCTGTTCGGCGATGCTTCTTGTGCCTTGCGATTGCCAAAAAAAAGAGCGGTTTGTTTCTTTCCAATTGTTGCCGTTTGCCATGTTATTTACATACAAGGCGTTGCCGGTAATTGTGTTGCCGGTTGGCTTCGGCGTCTGGGTAATGGATGGACTCCAGTCGTTGATTGAAAGGCCTGTCGGGTATCCGAATGTGATATTGTTCCTGAATATAAGCGAACGCGGGTTATTCATAAGCACCGCATGATCGTCGAAAATATTGCTGGAAGTAAATGTAGAATTTTGGCTGATATTACTTAAGGCGATTACATTGCTATCCAGCGTTACCGCTCCGGTCCCTCCATCCATGTACAAAGGGTAATATCCGGTAGAATATGAAGCAGGCATACCGAACAGTATCTTACCTACGTTTATGATTATATTGCGGCTCACGACTTTATTCGGGAAATTCCATTGCCCATCATTTTCCCAAGTATAGATACCTCCGCCATCGTTCTTGTTTATGCAGACATTGCTCACGACATTCTCGCGGATGGTGATATTGCCACCTGAAAACTTGATGCCGTTGTATGAAATTGAATCGACAATATTGCGGCGGCAGAGTACCCCTGCGCTGGTTTGGATGGCTATGCCGAGACCCTGATCATCCTGGTTGCCGCCCATGCCGTCCAGGTTGCTGATTGCACGAACCTGGTTCCCCTCAATCAATCCGCTGTTTGCCATCCAGATGCCGTTACTGCCAATATCCCGGATGATATTGTTCGCGATAATACTGCTGGCTCCATTGATTTGAACGCCCCAATAACCTACGAAACGAATAATATTATTTTTCAGGACCAAGCCGCTGCCGCTGGAAAAAACACCGAAGCGGTTTCCGCCTTGAATGTTTAGGTTTTCGATGGTCACATTGCCAGCGGTTACATTGACAACCGTATCGAACACGGAGCCCCGGATGGTGGCCGTCGGGGAAGCGGTGCTGAATATAGTCAGGGCCTTGCTTGTCGGGTTAAAGTACCACTCGTTGGCGCTGGTAAGCGTAGCCGGGTGATTCTGCACAAAAAAGCCATACCCACCCAAGCCGCCGACCACGCCATAAATGCCCGGCGCGTTGGTGCAAGTGAATGTATTACCAGATTGCCCGGTAATCGGCATGACATCGAGGTTATAGCTGTTTTTGCGCAGCACAAGCTCGCCGCCTACAAACGAGGTCGGTATAGCCGAGCCGGAAATAACGTTAACCGGGCTCGAAGTAGGTATCGAATTAGTATAGGTAAGCCATCCGCTGGCGTTGTCTGCGTAATCCGGGAAGCGGCCTTCGCGTACCATGACGCCATTTATAGCGACTACATTCATGTAACTTTTTGGCGATGCGGTTGCCGCGCTCCATAGGTTCGTGCCTGCGCTTGTCCATCCGGCCAGTGTTTTGAATCCGGTTATTACAGGCGCATTCCCTGCCCCATAGGCGCCGATAATTACCCCGGCTTTGCTTACGGTCAAAGCGCCGAAGAAATCGCCGCCGCGCTGGAATAGAACTGAATCCCCAGCCACAAAGCTGCCCATAGATGCATTCACCTTCGCAATCGTTGCCCACGGCGCGCCGATAGTACCAGCAGCGGCATCGCTCCCGGAATTGCTAACATAGAAATTAGTCGCAAAGACCTGAACCGGTAAAAGGAAAAACCAAAGTAATTTTCTCATATTTGTGTTTTATTGTTTGCTCCAATCTTGAAGGCCCTGCCCGAACTGGCGGATAATATCATTAACAATAACCGGTACTTTTTCGCCCATATTATTGAAAAAGTCGTACTGACCTATCCACGGCGTAAGGGATTCCGTAACAGATATAACCTCACCGGTCTCCGGGTGCGTTTCGATAGTAGGCTTGATATCATCAGGATCCAGCGGCATACCGGTTATAGGATTCACCGGTACATCGTTTGTAGCGACCTGCTCGCGGGTATAGGCAGGTACAAGCTCCGAAAGCTCCTCGCCATATCCCCCCTCCGCAGTCTTGGCGTAGTGCTTTACAATCCATGATACCGAAACCGTCTTTTTCGATAGGTTATAAATCATAGAATGAACAACCGCCTTGCGCTTCAAGGTTGTGGCATTGATTGTAACATCTGGAATTTCGAGAATGATATCTACTGGTGTGGTGGGTAAAAGTGGCATATTTATTATTTTAATAGAGACATAAACCAAGATAAACGCCTTGCCCGGTAAAGCTTGACATTGTTTTCGTTGATGGCGGAGTAGTGATTGAAGTTTCCCATCCGCTAATCCGTGCGGAATTGGTTGTAAGCGGAGCGGTATAACCTACGGTAGAAGTTCCGGAATAGACTGCCCCTATTTGCGGATTTGTAGTTACTGCACTATTATTATAAAAAGCAGCAACATAATAGATACCTGGAGATAGTGTTCTTGTACCACCTGCAAAAGCCTTGCTATTCCAAGTAGCCGTAGTTGCAGTCCATATGGTATTATCTCTTGTAGAACTATCAACCAAGGTAAGTGTACCTCCGGAATATGAATAAAGAGCTAATCCATTATAATTAGCCCCAGTGTATGATCCTGCTATTGTTTGAAACCATGCCGCCCCGGTTATAGTTATAGGCTTTTTAACATAAACTGCTGCCCAATAACCCCTACCGGTGAACATTGTTATAGCGGTTTGTATTGTTCCAATACCAGGAACTGGCCCTGCTTGAATCGTTGATCCAAGAGAACGATAGGCAACAACATCATCTGAATAATCTCCTGCTATCGTAGACCAGTTACCATTCTGATACATATCAATGGTATTCGTTGTTGTATTGGCAACAATCAGCTGGCTTGCAGGAGTGCTAATCGCATTGCGTTCGGATGTTGTCATACGCGGGATGAGCAGACCTCGGGTTGTGGAAGTAATATCGAGCGCAGCGGTGCTTACCGGTGTTTCTGCTCCGATGCTCATCTGCCCGGTTGAAAGCATGTTAAATATCGGAGCAGATGTGCCGACATTAGCCGAGAAAATACTACCAGTGCCGCACCCGGCGCAGCGGTTTGCCACTATGTTATTATTCCCTGTTTGTGTTGGGCGCAGCCACATCGTCGCATTGGTACGCGGAGCGATCAACCCGGAATCAGCGATAACAAAAGAATCTAAAACAGCGTTGGTGTTTGCCTTTATAGTTAGATTGGTTACATTTGAATTAGTAGAAATATTGAAATAACTGCGGCCATCTCTATTGGCTAACTGCAGCGAATTGTTTAAAGTGCCGTTATTTGCAATCGGTCGCAATATCAAACGGCCCGAATCCAATACCACCACGCGGCCAGTGGTGTCCATAAAAGTATAGACGCGGTTGGCCGTATTGCCGGAGGTTGCCAAAGTGGTATAATAATCTCCGTCGTTCTTCCACTTAATATCTCCGTTGGTGTCGGCATAAAGCGAAGTACTGTTACCGGTGGCCGTAGCGTCTCCGTTCTGGTGTTTCAAGTGGATATGGCCGTTTCCGTTGGTCCCCTCGACAAAGATGGAGGCAGCGGAAAGTTTCCTAGCCCCGAGGTCTACATCTTGAGTCGCGCCAGTGTATGGCACGAAATTGCCACCGCCGCCGGCATAAACCGAATCGACAAAAGCCTGCTGCAGATATATCGTATCGTTGGAAATCCGCACCGGGTACCGCGCGTAGATGGTATCGGGTTGCGGTATGCTTCCATAGATATTAGCACGCATTGTATCTGCCCGGTAGACTGTGAAGAATACAGTACTATCTGCAGAACCGCCACCGCCGCCGGTTCCGAGTTTAATCCAGCTTGACCCGGAATAAACGTAAACGGAACTATCCGATTTCTGGTAACGTAACTGCGCCGTATCGCGCCCTCCGGTGATATTACGAAGTGTGGAAATCCCTATAGGTATAGTCAGCACGGAGTCAATCAGCATCCGCTTGACCGGGCCGTAACCCGGCTGAGGCATAGCCTGATAAACCTGCGCATCAGTCTTGATGGTGCAGAAAAGAAAAGCTAATATGATTAAGGCGTAGCGCATGCGTCAAATTCTCTTTGTGTATTAAAATTAATGTTCATCGATACTCCAGCCAGATAGTCCTCGTACTTATCCGATATCTTGTTAATAGTTACCAGGTCATCGATATAGTAATCTCGGCGGGTGCTTTTCAGCATCTGAATGATATCCTCGGCAATCTGCCACTGGTCGCTGATTACATCGGTCTCGAACTCGGCTTCCTGCCCGGCTTTATCTAAGAAAAAGAACTGCACATTGTAGACCTGCTGCCTTCCATTGGCAAGGCTTCCGCTGACCAAATCAAAGCAGCAGACCGGAAGCGGAGGATCGCTATCTCTTTTCAGCCATTCCGCTACCGTTGTATGCTTTACGGTCTTTATCATTCCGTGGCTTCCCAGGATAGCTTGAATTTCCTTTATTAGCTCGTTGTAAGTCATGAAACTTTACTTTTTCAATCAGTTTCCTTTTATACATATTTTAACGATATGTGAACGTAAATAGCTCGCCTGCGGTGGTGATATCTCCGGTAGGCAGCGTAACCTGACTTCCTACGATCTGCAGGTAGGCCGTGTTGGCAGTAGCAAGGGTAGTTATACCCTTGACCAAACCGCTGCGGCTGGCATTAATTACCATCTTGCCGGAAAGCTGAGCCACAGTGAACGTGCTTACCCCTGCAGATGGTGTAACCTCGATAGTCTGCGGAGCAGTACCGGTACCACTTAGATTCAAGTTCCGCATAGTCGGCAGCTCGTATTCCATACCGAGATAAATCGGGCAGGTATAGGCGCGCAGCTCCGGGAAGATGACATCGAGGCCGTTGCCGGTATTGATGTACTCAGAATAAAGGTGATAATTCTCCCGCAGGTACTGAATCATACGCTGGCAGTAATACTCGCCGTGGGCCTTATAGTGATTGCCCAAAAGCTCGAGGTCTGCCCTGCTGGGAGACTGCGACTCTTCGGCGGTCTTTTGCAGAACTCCCTTGCTAAAGAACTGGTAACCCAGCGCCACCGGAAGCATGCTCATCGTATACCAGATAAGCGCATCCGTGAGGTATTCATCTATGAGGATAGTCTCATTACCCGAAAGATTTGCCGCTTCCTTGCCGGTCTGCAGCCGCTTATAAAGAGTGCTGCCGAGGGCAGGCTGAATGAACATATCCTGCGCTACCTTGATATGCGGATTGATTTGCTTATCATCGATGGCATCGGATATACCGGTACGGCTCTTAATCAGCTCGCTGCCTATGAATAAAGTATTGGCGCTCATTGCTTTTTACGTTTAACGGTGAGCATCTTCCACTCGTGGCGGCATTGGGTATCTATGAAGCCATCCCGATTCCAGAAACCGCCGACTCTATCCCATACGCTATACCCCAGCCGTGCGCTCATGGATTCAATATCTGCCCGGCTCCAAATCTTCGTCTTGGCAAGCTCCATCATGCGAACGCAGAAAAACCTCGAAGGATGTTTCGGCGTGTTGCGCTCGCTGGCAGGTACGATATCCCGCCAAGCATAAGTATACCGGATAAGGATTTCAGTAACCTGCGGCTTGTAGTTCTCAAGCTTGCGCTCGTCAACCTTGTAGACAGTCTGCTCATCCGCTCCCACCTTCCGGGTATCTACCTTAATCACCTGCCGCTCTATAAGGCCATTTAGAGCCGCAAGGATGACCTTTTTCTCTTTTTTGAGTGCATCGGCAAGGGCATCGGGTTCTACGCGTCCCTTGTCCTTTTTTATGAGGTTTATGATATTGCTCTCGAGTTCGGTGAGTTCCTTGTCCTCGGCGAAATAATTCAGCTCTCGGGCGGGTCTCGTTTGCAGCACCTCGTACTCATCGCAGGCATCGCCGCACTTTTCGAACTCGTTCAGTACCTCGAAATCTACCTCCTCCTGAGTAGCGAACTGGGAAGGCTCGGCTGGGTCGAGTAGCAGGGCGATATCGCCATCGCTCAGGCCGAAACCATTGCGGAGCATCATAGCCGCCTGCTCGCGGGTTAGGGAGCCTTTCTCATACTTTCGCTTAATCCTTTCCAGTTGCTGAAACTGCCTGCCGGTCATTCCGGCCAGGTTGCTATTAATCTCTGCCGCCGTTGGTTGCGGTTGTGAGGCCGTAGGAGCCTCATTAACGGCAGATTTCCCATCGGAGGTAACTTGACCTGCTTCGAGCGGCTGCTTGCCCATAATCTCACGGATTTCATTCTGCGTGAGGTTGGCGGCTATGATGGTCTCACTAAACTCAAACTTGAGCGGCTCCACCGGCTCGATGGTGTACTCGCCGGGTATTCCAATAAGGTTAAAGAGCTTGCCGAAATTGTCATTGTGAGCCTCCTGCCTTTCCTGCACATAGGTATTATTGAAAATCTCGTAGGCATCGCGAAGCTCAGTCCGTCCGCCCAGCTGGCCCTCGGTCTTAATGCCCATAAGCGCAGGCGATACAATCTGATGCCCGGCGAAGATTTCCTGCTGGATGAGATTATTAATATTTGTAAAATCCTCCTTCGTGAGCATGGTAGTCGAAAGCGGCACAATATCAGCCGCATTGTCCTTCGACTTATTGAACATGATTACCACGCGATCGCCTTCGCTTCCGGAGAACTTCTTCTTGATGCCCTTCTCTATGGCGGCTTTATGCTCTTCCTGAGGCTCTCCACCGTTCAAGTTAATCAGCGTAGAGGCTACGAATCCGTCTTTAGCATTGCCCAGCACGTGCCTGCTTACCTGCACATCGCTATCGATATAGTTCAGCGCAGCAAAATAAGACGGTAACGGATAGACATCGCTGGTAGGGTTGTACTGCTTAACTGCGAGTATCTGTGAAGCCACCGGCTCATTGAGATTGAAAGCCGGGTAAACGCGTGCCTTTTCCTTGAAGCTTTGCCAGTCGTTCTTAACATAGTATTCCGTGCAGTCTTTATTAGCTCTTACCTTATGATATTCGATATGGAAAACATCCTTGATTTGCCCGAGCAGGTTATAGATCACCTGCAGATAATACCCGCCGTAGAGTTCATCATCCATAATGCATTTCTTCAGCACCTGGTTCCAGGTCTCCCCGGAGGTGTTGGCGAGCTGCGGTACATCCTGGAAACCATGCCCAAAAATATACCCTACCTTGCTCTTAACGATAGCGCCGTGCTTTGGAGATTCATTGAACAAGCCGAGCAGATAATTAGGATAGTCGTTACCCTCTCCGAATTCTACTATATTCTTGGACTTGTTCTCCTTGAATATCGGCTGCTCCGCGCGGGCGAATTTTATGCTGATGAGGTTATTGTAGTTATTGTGCATTGTAGATCTCGAAGGTGTTTACTTGTTCATCGTATACGGTGAAGGCGAACTCACTCGCCGGATGCAGGTACATGTAACCAGTCTCGCATATCGTTCCGGTCTCCGTTACATCGTTAGCATCTGCCTTCTCCCGAATGGTGTAATCCCACAAACCCTCTACCTCGTTTGCGAAATGGTCATCAACCACTATCTGCGACATGTCAAATCGGGCCGCTATGCTCGTATTCTCCAGGTTGATGCTGACCTTCTTCTTTGTAGCCCGATGAACAAATGTAAATAAAAAACGCGGAGTAGTCAGCGTTGCCAGCTCCGTAGCCGTGTATTTTATTGTCTCGGTATTGCCTTTAGTCAGGTGCAGCATTTCAAAAAAAAACCCCGGCGTTTCACCGGCCGGGGTCTCGTTTATTAATTATCAATCTTAAGAGCCGGGAGTCTCAAGAGCAGCACCCACCGAGTCGCTAACTACGAAGAAATCTTCTTTCTCCTGACCTACGAAGGGCAGTACATATCCGTTAGCATCTCCTGCGGCAGCTCCAGTCTGGCCGGTACCTCCTTCGAGGAAACCGCCATAACCTTTGAAGTACATGCGATACGTTCCGTCCTTGTCCTTTGTTACGGCAATGACCTTGTTCTTGGCCAACGCAGTTACGATGTTGCGTGTGGTAGCATCGCGCTTGTTCACCGGAAGAGTAACATTCTGCTCGAAGAACAATGTACCGTTCTCTGTTGATCCTACCGGGTTGCTGGTTGCATTGGCGGTAGAACGGCTTGGAACTTCGAACTTCCAGAACCGCTTGCCGGTAACTTTTGTCATGGCAGTGATAGTTCCGGATGACTCACCGAAGGCAGTGATATTAGCATGCTCGATGAAATAAACCGCATCGATACCACCGACTGCATCACGGCAATCGATGGTATATCCGGCTATGAGGTTACAAGGCATATTATTGTTTTAAACCGTTATTAGATAGCAGCTACGAACTTGACACATTCCTGGCTATAGGCTACATTCACCCCGAGTTTGAAGGCCACACGGCTGCGGATTTCGTTGTTGTCTTCGGAGTACCAGAGCTTGTAGCTTTGGTCTTCGTCTTGAAGATCAACACCGAGAACCATATTGCTCAGGCTCATAGCGTAAGCGTCTCCGGTAGTGTTCAGACCGTTCACGGCAACTACCTCTACTGAAGTAGCAGGCAGAACGAAGCGGCGGTCGGCGTTCTCATTGGCTTGATACAAGAACAGTTTCTCAGCGCGGTAAGCCATTACAAGCAAACGGAACCAGTCATCGCCTACGAAGATTTTAGCATCTCCCTTAGCAAGGATAGCAGCAGGAATCGCTTTGTAGATACCTTCGGTTGCAGCAATTACATTTGATTGAGTTACGGTTGTGATTGTAGCTACACCGGTATAAGCGCTCACGTTGGCATCAACCGGAGAACCTGCGTTAATCAAAGTTGACAGACCGTCAAACTTATTCAGGTTAGCGGTAGCACTTGCGGTAGAACCCTGCCAGATGGCGGTCTCAAGCTGCGCAGCGATGCGGGCGTTCTTCTTAGCAAGGTAAGCGGCAGCGAAATCAGCGCTTCCGAAATCCTCATAAGTAGAACCTGCACGCAGGGCCTCCATTGTGAAATAAGATTCGAGGTCTTTAGGGCAGATGGTTTCTTCTACACGGATCTTGCCAGGGTTCAACGTGCGACCGCTGAAGGTAGTAGTTCCGCTGGGCGAATAACCGCAACCATCAGTCTGGAAGAACGCATCAGTATCCATCAAAGGAATCTGAGTCGGTCCTTTAACACCGGTAAGAACAATACCATTATCCAGAATCATCTTCTGGGTAGTGGCTCCAAATACCGCACTGGTCAGCAGCGGCTTTACATTTTGCTTTGTGTACGCGGAAAGACCGCTGAAAGAAAGTGCCATTATTTGTCTTGTTTAGATTTTATGAAAAAAGAATATCGTAATTTTTCTCTTTAGTTTCCTTGAAAGCATTGTTAACCTTAACCGCACTATCCGGTGCAGTGATAGGTTTTTCAACCATCAACTTACCGAACTGCAGCAGCTGCTCGATCATTTCCTTCGACTTATTCAGCTGGGCCTCGTAAGATGCGAAACGCTCTTCGTAGCTAGCGAACTTAGCCTCATAGCTGGCGAACTTTTCGTTAGTCAGCGACTCGAAAGCAGCGAACTTGCTCATATCCATTTCGGGAGCGGCAGGAGCAGCAGGAGCCTCAGGCATTTCCTGCGCAGGCTTAACCTCCTGGATTACGCCGTTATCACCGATAACCAGAACAGTGCCATCGGCAAGCTCAAGCTCGCCAGGGATAGCAGGAGAACCGTCAATCATGACTACGCCTCCGGGTTCCAGTTTATCGATGCTTACTACACCACCGATTTTCAATTCATAATCAGACATGGCTGCAGGCGCTGCAGGCGCAGGAGCCGGAGCTTGAAACTCGGCGAAAGCCTGCTTTATGCGGTTGAGTAATTCTTTTGCTTCCATACATTCTAATAAGACAGAAATCCTAAAAGTGTTTAAAAATCTCTGCTAACTCGTTGATAACTAACTTACTATATTTTTCCTCGAGGCTCTCCGGAGTCTCATAATCGAATAAACCCTCCACGCTGAACCCGCGTACCTGGCCCTCCTTGACAAGCTTCCATACCTCCGGATTCTCGACATAGAACGAGCCGAACCATGTGCCGTCTGGCAGATCGCTGAACGCCTCCATCGGTTTGATGCCTCGATTGGAATCGCTGATAAACGACTCGAACATAGTCACGTCTTTGGGTTGCATTTCGCTATCATGCATCAGATTCACGTTCTTTTGATATCCTTTCTTCGCGAACTTGATGGCAATCTGCTGGATGGTCTCGGCGGTGAACTTGACATAATGCTCGCCGAACCGCTCGTTGTTGCGGTAGATAAGCTGCTCGGGAACCATGAGCGGCCCGGTAATAATCCGCTCATCTTCGTTTTGGATGGCGAAGGCTTGCCGAGCCTGCGTCTTCTCTCGGTCAATCTGCTCGAGCTTACGCTGCGCCCATTCGATGCCAGCATCTCCGCCCCATGCCAGCCACATAAGCCTGCCACATCCATCGCCGAGCGGTTTGTCGCTATTCTCCCGATGGCGGTCGAACGCTGCCATCCGGGCGATGGTCTCGCGGGTAATGGGTTCACCCTTTGCCAGCTGGTTGGCCCTTGCCTTGCCCACCGGCGTGCCGCAGTCCCCCCATCCGTTCTCTTCGGCCCACCGGAGCGCGGTCTGTGCTGCTTCCTTCGCCGCTTCCGGGTAGTCGTTGTAGGATTCTGCGAAGTGTTCCTCCCAAAGCGAAGAGCAGATGGCAACCGCCTGCTCCTGCTCCTTGCCTTCGTCTATCATGTATTTAATGCAGCGCGGCATGAATTCGCCTTCGGGTTCCCCCTTGCCGGGTTGTACGAAATCCTCGTTGAAGGCTAGGAAATCCTTTTTGATGGCGGGCGCATCCACCAGCGCGATATAAGAAACCTCGGCATCGTTTTCCTCTTCCGGGTTTATTACAAGTTCATAGATTGGTAATTTCATAGCTTTACTTTTTTAATGTTTTTGTCAAGTTATAGGTTTACTATCCAATACGAGCCGCACGCTCAATGCGTATACGGCGTTCCTGATTATTTGCTACGTCCGTCTCAAGCACATAGGACCGCACGGCGGCATTGCCTATTTGGTTGATTTGCGCTTGGTCGATTCGGGTGGTTTGAGCCTGCGGTTGGATGGGAGCTCCTTGTGCTGCATTACCTCCGGGCGATCCTGGCGTACCTCCACCTGCTTGAACGCCTGCGCCGCCGCCGCCTTTGAATTTTGAAATAGAACTTGCGACAATAGAAGCAATGCCGGCAGCAGCACCTATCTTAACAGATGCAATATTTTTTAAACCAGCGGCTAAGTTCACAAAATATGCAGGATTAGGTGCAGGCCCTAAAAACGGCGGAACGGATGCCATATTAAATTTAATCTGTGCTATTGATGCTGCGGCTCCTACAATAATCTTACCTATCTCCAAACCCTTTTGAACGGCAAACAAAATATTTGCTACTGTTTCATTCTTTCCAGCAAGTGCATTAATAAGTTCAAAGCCTGCATCTATTGCATTATATCTTGCTTTTTGTAAATTTACCTCTGCTTCAACTTGGGCCTTTTTAAATTCTTCGTCTTGTTGTTTTTTTAATTCATTGAATTTCTTAATCCTTTCAAGCTCGGCTTTATCTCTTTCCTCTGCTTTTTTCTTTTCTTCTTCTGAAGCCTGAGCATCGCGTTCATTTTGTTCCATTAATAACTGTAGCTCCAAATCACGCAACTCCTCTTCATATTTTATCCTTAATTCTTTTTTTATTGCATTCTTTTTTTCTGCATCTGCAGTAGTTTTTTCTATTTCTTTTTCTGCATTTTCAAAATCAATCCTTGCTTTTTCCTGCGCTCGTTTATTTTCATCCTCGATCGAGTTCAAGAAGTTCTCTTGTTGTAATTCTCTCAACTGCTTTTCTGCCGCTTCGTTATCCGCTTTACGCTCTTGCTTTGCTTTTTCTGCAGCTGCCTTTCCGTCATCGGATTTCTTTTTCTGTGCATTCTTTGCGTTCTCGCGTGATTTTTCCGCTGCCTTCAATTCGGCATCAAGCTGCTGGTTTAGTTGTTGGTTTTGCAGTTCTCCAAGTTGCTTTGATAATTCCGTGAAACTTTGACCAGCAGCAATCCGTTTATCTATCTCCTGCTGAACTAAATTAATGCGCTGCTGCGTTCCGTTTTGTTGTATCTTACTTATCTCAGCCTCCGATGCTCCTGCAATCCTTGCCCGCTTTACTTGTATATCCGTCAATTCAGATAAAGTACTAATCTGGTCACTCATAGCCTCATCAGCTCTCTTTGTAGCTTCAGCAAGATCATCTTGTTGCTTTTTGGCATCCTCGGTGCTATCGTTCCATTCCATTATTTTGCCAATAAGCGTACCGGCAAGAACAATCAGCGCACCAATACCAGTTGAGATTATAGCACCTTTCAATACCTTGAATGCGGTACTCGTTTGGGTTACCGCTCCGGTAAAAAGCTTTTGTACTGCGGCTGCTGCAACCGTAGCGGCGTTCTGTAACTTCATGAATGCGGTGCTGCTCTTTATTGCACCACCTAATAATTTGAAAGAATCTACAGAGGCAGCAATACCGCTGATACCCTGCTGCAGCGCCATCGCAGACTGAACTTTTAAAAGTAACTGCTCAACCTGCTTACTTTCACCACCGAAAAGAGCCATAGCTCCCTGAAGCGCACTAAACCCACCTACCGCTCCTTGCAATGCACCGCCCAGCGCAACGAACTTTTTGTCCGGGTTGAATGTATCTGCCAGAGCCTTAGCGTCTCCGATGGCATCCTTCAAGCTTGCTACCTTTTGCGCTGCCTTCTGGGCCTCTACGCTGCCCTCTCCAAACTTGGCAGCCATCGTTACCAGCTCCGCCGTAGCCTCACGCAGTTGCGCTTTGAAGCTTCCTACCGACTGATTGGCCTGCCCGGCATCTGCCGTTATCTTGACTGCTATTTCTTCTGTTGCCATCTTAGTATGTTTTATTTATCACTCGTAATAACTCTACCTTGCATACATCGGTAGTACCAGGCGTGTAGTCAATTATCCGCATCAACCGATACAAGCCGCCATCTATCCAGATGTAACGGCTGAAGTCAATGTTAAATATCTGCAGCTGGTTGAACTTAATGTAGCATGTTAATAGCCGAGAATCCTTGTCTGTTATCTCGGCCATGTACGGAGAATAGTAGACATTAAACTGATTCGTACTGGTTGAGTTTCCGGTAAAGAAAAGCTCTTTGGTTGCCCCGAAGTTCAAATCAGTTGCCGGATCATCCGGATCATCGAAATGCCCGGCATAGGCGTACTTGCTGAAATCGCCAAGCACTCCGGTATCATCTACAGTAAAAAGCCTCCATTCTGTAATGCCAGTAATCTTTTTCGCCTGCAGAATCCGGATGACAGAATCTACCTGCTCCTCTGTTACCGTTGGTTCGTTTCCATTCCGCTTGAAAATAGTGCTGAACTTTTTATCCTCATCAGCATAGCCTACTATCGGTGTTGCTGCGAATATCAGTTCGCTGCTTTGTGTCTCGCTTGCAAACTCATACTCGCTATCGAAAATTCTATCGCCGTACCCTTCGTTGTACCGCTTCCGATATAGGTCGTTCCAGTAATCGCCATCGCTCTTATATTTGAACTGATAGTACCTGGAGTTAAGCTCGCTCATCGGCTTAATCTGCATCGGCTTGCTTCGGTCTACCCGGTCGGAGTAATCATCGGTAGCATCGATAAAATAATCAACGTAAGGCTTGATGACAAGCTTCTTCTCTACGTTATTGTCCTCGTCTACATAGAGATTGAACAGCTTTATGATGGATATGAAGAAATCCTTTTGCAGTATGTTCTGTGGAATGGTATCATTCAACTTCACATCATCTCCAATAAGTACCGGAGTCGGTATAGCTACATCAGTATCGATATCAAGCTTCGCAAGGTAGGTGAGTGTCTCTGTGTTTATGATGCTTAAGAAATCAAATTTAATAACATCATTCGTGCTGAACTCAAGAGTAAAAGAATAGTTTATCGTTCCGTTCGTGGTGAGATCCTGGGTATAGATGGTAGTATTATTCTTTTTAATCCGGAATACAAGAACATCCGGAAACCCGCTATAAGTATAGGTTATAACTACTTTAACCGTAGTCGATACGGTAGTGGCTCCATCGTATCGGTATTGGCCGTCTGCGGTATTTGTAAAACTGCCGAGAGTACCAGTTCCTCCGGAAAAGATTATACCAGTACTGGTTCCGTCATCAAAGGTCTGGTTAACACCGTATTGCTTTAAAATCTTAGTATTGTTTGCCGTTAGTATTTTCCGATTATAAGGAATAATTAGCCGCTTAAATCGGTCGGTATCCTTTAATGCGAAATCCATTGTATAGCCTGCATTAGCTACTATCTTTTCGAGGTATTCCTTGACGAATAGAGCTGGCCGGAATGTGCCTACGTTCCAGTCTTTCTTATCAGAGCCTGCATTATAATTTCCGTAATCAATGTGCGGATAGTAATAGCCTGCTCCAGCGTTATCATCATCCCAGCTATTTTCGATATTTGTCTCGTTGTATTCGTGATCGTAATCGCTGAAATCCAAATCTTGAAGCTTCAATGCTCCGAGCTTTGTAATGAATCCGCCTAACTCGCCAAAGATGCAGATTTCATATTCAATGCGGGAACCATCCACCACTATCTGCAGGAGCCTGAGCGAACCCTTAAGAACCTGCACGCTATCGGCAACAAGCCGACACTGGGCAGACTTGGCAGCGTTGAAGTTGTACTCCACATTTGGCGCCACATCATTAACGAAGTTCGCATGGTTAAACTCGAATATCTGCCCGAAAAGATTGTTATTGTTCGCTGTTCCAGGCAGGATGATAGTGCGGCTGAACGTGGTAGCCTTGCTGTCTATGTTCCGGATGTCATCGATGGCATAGGTAATCTGCTGCGACAGGTCGGCAGTCAGGTCTAGCTCTTTATTCTCTATGAAAAGGCGCGTCATCGGCTGGAAGATAGGCGAGGTGAGTTAAATTCGATTTCGATTTCAAGCGGCCGCAGGCGGTTATTTATGTACTTGCTTATCTCGTAGTTAGTAGCCTTGATGGTCACCGGGTACATGTAGCCGTCCTCCTCCATGTAGATGCGCGGCGATAGTATCAAATCCTCGAGCCACTCCCAGTCCTGATCGTCCAAGAAATCGCTTGTAAGCTTCATCGTATAGTTATAGGTCGCATTGTAGTTTATCTTGTTCTCTCGGAAGACGGTTGTACCGGATGCCGAGGAATCGGTATAAAGCACGCTGCTGCTGCTGAACCGATAGTCGCGCTGGTTGTAGGATTTCCGTTCTACGTCCATCGTGGTACGGCTGACAAGGTTGAACTGCAGCGTATCGACCACGCCGAACCGATTGTAAAAATGTATCGGGATGGATTCGTATTTATTTTCGCAGTTCTTATTAATGCGGAAATCAAGCCTGTATTCCGTTGCCCCTATTTCGTACTTAATATAAGCCACGTAATAAGCGCACACGTTTAAATCCGGTGAATTGCCGATGAGCCTATCGATGGAATCCGGACCTATGTTTATGATACAGTTTCTCGATTCTTGCCCAGTCTCACCAACAATAGTATTTGGAAATGTATTTTCGTTTGTGTTCAATAAATTTCCCCCGGCATCATATTCCTCATATCCTAAAAGTAAGTTGCCAGATGGCAAAAAGTCATCGATTTGATACCTCCATGCAATAAAAAAATTATCGGAATTGTTCGATAATATCGATACCGGCTTCCGGTCGGTCTGCCATTTATTGTCTACGTCTTGCGATATGCTTTTCCTTGACCATCTCCGGTTTTTTAGTTTTGGCCGTACGTTAGTAAGTATCACCGAACCGCTTGCCTCGTTTAGTGTTGTGATACCGGAATAATCTGTACCTATCCTATAATAAAATTGAGCGCGTTGGTTGGGATTAAAATATTTAGCATCTGAAAAATCAAAAACATGCGCAGTACTAATTCCATTTTCGCTCCAATATTCTTCAAAAAAGTTATTCCGAATAATCGGAGCCACGTTAAAATACATGTACTTATTGCTCGGCTCCGGTACTACCTTGCCTTCAAATAATTTAGCATTATTTTGCGCATCAAACAACTCTACCACATATCTCAAATCCGTCTGCCCAGATGCGCTGGAGATGGCGCGAAGCCATGAATCATCATAAACGGTCTCCGTAAAGTTCCCGGGCGCAGTTACTGTCATTGCCATATTACTTCGGTTTTATGCTTAATATTACTTCCTTCGCGAACGCCTTGCTGATAATCGCAGCCACCTCATCGCCGTTCTCATCGATAGCCTCGTCAAGATATGGCCGCTTTTTGATACCGCCGGACTTGATTCGATAAATAAGCGTGTCGAGCTTCATATCTTCCACGCTGCGCCGCTTTCGCTCAAGGCCGACTTCACTACCGCGCCGGATTACGGATACCTTTGCCCGGCCGTTATCAATCAGGCTCTTTATGCTTTTGCGGCCCGCCGGGCTCATGCTGAATGAATCCTTAAACGAATACGGTGAGTTCGGCTGCTTGCTTTTCGCACCCTTTACGCCCTTATTCAAGAAATCGTAATAATACGGCATCTTGATATTTACCTGATTAGTGCCGACAAGCTCCTGCTTGATATTGCTCGATAGGCCTCCGGTATTTACTAGCTGGTACTTCTTTATCTTCTCCGTAATCTTGACAATCAGAAACGCCGCCGCATCAGTCAGAGCATCCTGCACTATTTCGTTTAGATTGATATCCTCCGCCAGCTTACTGACGTAATCAATATTTTCCTTTTGACTGGCGGTTATATTGTTCGGCATCGTGGTCGGCTTTCATCTTTATGTATAACAAATCATTCAAAAAGTGTATAGTCCCTAACTTCCAAACCGATTCGAGAGGTATGCCCTCATGTTCAGCGACCATTCGGGCATTGGCAATCCATCCGAAATTTGAGACGAATAGCTCAATAACGTCTCTGCCGCCTCCCTGCTGATTCCCTGCTTCGTTATCTGCCTTACCAAATAAGGCCGGGTAACGATCATTGACTGCTGAAATAGAAGATAAAAAAAAACCGCAGCATGATACGCTACCTCGAAATCTAACCCTTCCATATCCGCCGCAATCTCCTCGTGCTTCCTTTCATAGACCTTGCCCCTCCAGTTAATCGGCTCCGCCATCGTGGCCATAATGATATGCAGGTTCTGTATCAGTTCCTTGCTGAACCCCATGCCATCGATATACTGCCCAGCCTTCATCTTAGCTATATCGTAGTTAAGCCGATACAGTCGCTTGCCGATTCGCACATACTTCCGAGGCTTGCTCTTCATCCAGTCGCGGGCCAGTAGCTCGAACTGCTTCTGTATCTTGGCGCATAGCCGGTTGAACGGCTTTACCTTCATTGCCTCGACCTCCTCAGGTGTTTTCCCGGTAATGCAGCCGACAAGCTTTATGCTCTTGTCGATGTCGTTTTCCCACTTTTCACTGATGAAGTACAGTTCCTGGAACTGCTTTACGGTAATCTTCATAATATAATAAGACGGTTTTTAGTGAAGTGTTTATCCGATATTTTGCCAAATAAGGAAGTATTTATACGCCATTTCCGGTATTAAATGAAATAATACTGCCCCGCCGTCCGGTTCTCCGTGTAGCACTTATACGCCAGCGCCAAAGCGCAGACCGCGTCATCGTGGAAGCCTTGCGGAGCGGAGTACTTTACGCCGGTGGCCGTGTACTGGTACTCGAATATTTCCAGCTCAGAGCGCAGGTAGTTGTCGGGGAAAAATACCTTCCTCTGGTGGATGGCAGCAGCAAGGCCCTCGATGAGCGGCTGCTTGCTGGTGGAGGTGAACTTGAACCCGGTCATAGCGTTGAAGTGCTTCTGCAGGTCTTCGGTAATCGGGTCTCCGTTCCCGGTGCTATCTATCATAATAGGCACATGCCTCGGCAGCATCCGGATGGTATCCTTCGTGTGCTGCCAGTCTTTTTGGAACCGCTCGTAATGGCAGACCGTTCCGGTTTCATCTAAGCCGATTACTACCGTATAGTCAACTGACTTCGCCAGGTCGATGCCGTAGGCTACCGCCGGGAGCCTGCTGACCTCTCGAACGCAGGCGGAGATATGGCTGGAACCGAAAGGATTGGAAGCGTTCTCCATAGGATTAGCCATGTACTCCTGCTCGAAGACTGTGGCAGGTAGCTGCTGCCGTGCCGCGTCTATTTCTTCCCGCTCGATGTGCGGGTTGTCGTATGTGCTGAACTTGAATCCCTCCCATCCCGGCTCACCGCTCTTAAGATATAGTGAATAGAAATAGTTCTTGCCTTTCGGCGTGCTTAGGAATATAGCCTTTCCCTGGTAGTCGGTCAATGTGGGCCGGATGGAGTTAAGCCATCCGGATTCGAGATCGGCGATATAGCTCGCCTCGTCTATTATCACCAGATGGAAGCGGAGTCCGCGCATCGCATCGAGCCGCTCACCTGTGAAAAAGCGGATGGTCCCGCCGTTGGGAAAGCGGATGACCAAATCAGCGCGGTTGCAGGTATAAAGCTCGTCCGGCAGGTTCTTTATCATCTCATCGAAAAACACCTTTGCCAGCTGGTAGGTCGGTGTGATGTAGGCTACAAGCTTATCGGATGTGGCCTGCTCAATCGATATGATCTGGCTTATCAATGATTTCCCGAACCTCCTGCCACACATGAGAACCCGAAACCTCGCTTGACTGCTCAATACTTTCGATTGTGCTGGGTGTGGGTTGAATTGTATTATTACTTTCTCCATATTGGACTACAATAACGCGGCTTTCCTTCGTCTGCACATCTATCATTTCTGCAGGCTTACCCTGCGCCCGACTCAGCAGATTGTCGATGGCATAGAGACTGCCCTTGTCGAATGACTTTACCAGCACCTTGGCGATGGTACGCTCAAGCATATCGCT